GATGCCGCATTATACATGGGAGTTATGGCCAATGCGGGAATCGATGCGGGTGAGGCGGCAAATTCATTAAAGACAGGCCTTGCAAGACTTATATCTCCGGCAAAAGAAGGATCAGAATGGCTTGATAAACTTGGCATCAATGTCACGAATGCTGATGGCTCGATGAAAGACTCTGTGACCATCCAAAATGACCTACATGATGCCTTTGCGGGTTTGTCCGAGTCTGAACAGATCGCGGCCGCATCTGCTATCTTTGGCAAAAATCAGATGTCAAAGTGGCTCGCGCTCATCAATACCGCTCCATCAGATGTATCTGGATTGTCAGATGAACTTGATAGACAGGGAACATCAAGCGAGATGGCAGAGGCCATGATGAGCGGATTCGGTGGCTCGATTGAGAAACTGAAATCCACAGTTGATGTCTTAATGACATCTCTTGGTGAACTCATTGCCACATATCTGACACCATTAATCGAGAAGATACAAGGCATAGTTGACGCATTCAACGCTCTCGATGATGAGGAGAAAGACAGGATCATCAAGATTGCGGGAATTGTCGCGGCAATCGGGCCTGTTCTTATCATTGTCGGCAAAGTCATCTCTGTTATTAGTGGAGTGATGTCAGCGGTGAGTGGTCTGATGGCGGTTCTTCCTCTCTTGGCGGGGCCGGTTGGTATTGTCATCGCGGTTATCGCGGCAGTTATTGCCATTGGTGTCCTGTTGTACAAAAATTGGGATACTATCAAAGAGAAGGCACAGGAACTCTGGAACAATATCAAAGAAAAGTTTGAATTTATTAAATTAGTTGTTACCAAGACATGGGAGGCAATAAGGGATACAGTATCAGAGACATGGGATAACATCAAGAACAAGGTTGCCAATTCCGAATTCGGTCAAGCGGTTGGCAAGGTATGGGATGCCGCAAAGCAGACCATGAAAGATTCCCTGTCTGCCATGAAACAGGCATATGATGAGCATGGCGGTGGATTAAAGGGTGGAGTTTATGCCACGATAGAAGGCATCAAACAATATTACTCTGCCGGATTCAATTTCCTTAACAATCTGACAGGCGGCAAATTGAATGATATCAAGGATAAGATAACCAATATCTTTACCAAGATAAAGGATTCAATATCCAATACTGTTGACAATATAAAGACGAAAGTCACCAATGTGTTTGACAGTATCAAGCAGATATTCCAGAATGCCATTGATTTTGTCAAGAGGTTGTTCTCTGGTGAGATATCATTTCCGCATATTAAACTGCCTCATTTCCATATATCTGGAGGCGAGATGCCTTGGGGTATCGGTGGCATGGGTACAAAGCCACAGATATCGGTTGAATGGTACAAAAAAGCCATGTCACAGGCATATCAATTGGATGGCGCGACTATATTCGGAGCAATGAATGGCCATTTACTTGGTGGCGGTGAGTCTGGAAGTGAGATGATTATCGGACAGAATAAACTGATGCAGATGATAGCACAGGCCAAGGGCGGCGAAACTGTCATCAATAATCAGTTTGTGATAGAAGGTTCTGATCGTGATCCGAGAGAACTCGCACAAGAGATATCATATTATCTCGATATGCAACTGCAAAGAACATCGGGAGCATTCGCATGAGACAATGGTTTGTATTCGATAATTATATAAGTAAAGATTTCAATGTCTATATAAGCGGTCATGATACATTTAATGCACCATCCAGAGATGTCGATTCGGTATCTGTGGCGGGCAGAAATGGTGATCTGACCATCGACAATGGGCGATACGACAATATCAAATTGAAGTATCCGGCATTTATATATGATAAATTTGATGCCAATGTCGCGGCATTCCGCAATATGCTCTTGAATGCGAGAGGATATAAGAGATTAGAAGATACATATCATCCAGATGAATTCAGACTCGCGAGATATGATGGTGGATTCAGCACAGATGTTGTTGACACACTCAATGCGGGTGAATTCGATATCACTTTTGATTGCTATCCTCAAAGATTTTTGAAATCTGGAGAGGCGGGTATTGAGTTTACATCAAATGGCTCGATCAAGAATGAGACCATGATGACCGCATTGCCTTTAGTTAGGGTATACGGCACAGGAACTCTGACAATCAACTCAATATCCATTGCAATCGCAAGTGTTAATGCATACACGGACATCGATTGTGATCTCCAAGAGGCTTATGAGGACACACTTGCCACAAACAGGAACTCGGCCATCACATTGACCGATGGGAAATTCTGGGAACTGCCGACAGGTATCAACACGATATCATTCACAGGATTGACGAAAGTCATCATCCATCCCAGATGGTGGATTTTATGAAACCTATACTTTTCGCAGAAAATTCAAATACTTTCACAACGAATGGCATTGGAAGATTATCTGATGCCATTTCTTGTGTCATCACAGAGGAAAGGAATGGACAATATGAGTTAGAGATGGTATATCCATCATCTGGCATTCATTATGAAGATATAGCACTCCGCAAGATAATAGTCGCAAAGCCATCGGCAAATGCGTCAATTCAGCCTTTCCGAATCTATAACATCTCAAAACCTATCAATGGAAGGGTGACAATAGACGCACAACACATATCTTATGACTTATCAAAGAATGTGGCGATGCCTTTTTCGGTGGCCGCGTCATCGAGTGCCTGTTCGACAACCTTGACGCAGTTAAAAGCACACGCGGTTGAATCCTGTCCATTCAATTTCTCAACCGATGTGACAACTGTGGCATCGTACAAACAGACATCACCGGCATCGATGCGGCAAAGACTCGGAGGAATCGAGGGCAGTATTCTCGATCAGTTTGGTGGCGAGTATGAATTTGACGGATATGATGTGATCCTTCACAAAGACAGAGGCACATCAAAAAATATCCCGCTCCGATACGGCAAGAACATCACGGACATCAAACAGGAGGAGAACATTGCCAACACCATCACAGGAGTTGTTCCATTCTGGATTGATAATGAGGGAGATAATCTGGTCACAATCGATGAGAAGGTTGTATATTCTCCGAATGCATCAGCGTATTCGCAGAAATTGACAGTTCCATATGATTGTTCGACAGATTTCCAAGATAAACCGACAAAGGCGGCTCTCAAGACTCACGCACAGGCATATGTCAATCAATCTGGTGTCGGAATACCGAAAGTGAGTATCGATGTCTCATTTGTGAATCTGGCAGATACAGAAGAATATAAGGATGTTGCCGCATTGCAACAAGTTTCTTTATGTGACACCATTCCTGTTCAGTTTGAGACATTAGGGATCAGCACAACCGCCAAGATCGTCAAGACCGAGTATGACGCATTAAAGGAAAGGTACAATTCCATCACAGTTGGCTCATTGCGGTCGAATCTTGCAACAACCATTACGGAACAGGCGGCAAATACCGCGGCCGTAACAGAGGCGAAATTCGCACAAGTGACCAATGACATCGACAATGCAACCGCATGGCTCACATCGTCTGGCGGGTATGTTGTGGCGGTCAAGAACACGGATGGATCATGGAAAGAGTTGCTATTCCTTGATACGAATGACACGGCAACCGCGACAAACGTCTTGAGGATAAACGAAAACGGCATCGGATTCTCATCAAATGGAGTCTCCGGCCCATATACACAAGCATGGACATTGGATGGCAGATTGGTCATCGGTGGCACTAATGTGCCAAGTATCACAGTATATGACAACCAGAGCAACATCATCTTTCAAGCATCTGCAACCGCCATGATCTGGAATGCCACAAACTCCTCAATGAGTTCAAATGGCACAATCACAATGAATGGAGCGACCATCACAGATGGAATAATCACAATGATTGGCTCAAATGAATGGCTCAAACTTCAAGGCGGTGTTATTTATGGCGGGCGCGGTACAACTGTCGGACAGTATGAAACCATGATCGAATTCGACCATCTCATCGATGGTGGTGGAGCAAATATTAATCTGAATTGTGATGGTGTTGTGTTATCTGTGAGCAAATTGCTTGTTAAAAACAACAGAAGTGATGGCACAGGATATGAAGGTCGGACAGGCGATTATGTGACGGATGTGGATTTATATGATGACACATTCAACTATATTGAAGAAATCCATGACAATGGTGATGGAACTATCGGATGGACAACTGTCTCAAATGCTCCGATTTTATACGGATATAACATCACTACAAGAAATATGAGACATGGGATAGGTACATGATATGGCAGAGATGAAAGTGACAAAATCAACACTTAATCTTGCGACAGGCAAGATTACAACTCATGAACTCAAGGGCAAAGAACTCAAGGAATGGAAAGAATCGCACGGATTCATTGAAAAGAATGAAACCATCCATGAAGAATCAATAAAGAGTGAGGTAAAAGCATGATAACACAGAGTTTTGACCTTAATTTAATACCGAGACAGGCTCCTGTTGTGGTTCATTGTGACCAATACGATCACGGAACAGGCAGACTCATCATTAAACTGTACAATGATTCGGTTGCATATACTCCGAGCGGTACGGCCGTAATTCAAGGCAAAAAGCCAGATGGACACGGATTCATATACAATGCGACTATGTCCGGCAATACTGTCACGGCAGACCTCACAGAGCAGATGACCGCAGTTGATGGTGATGTCAGATGTCAAGTGGTTGTTACCGAGACAACCGGCAGAACAGGATCATTTGATTTTATATTAAGAGTTCAGCATTCTGCATTGCCGGATGATACCGAGATGAGTGATTCAGACTATCAGTTGATAGAGGAGGCTCTTGAATCGGTTGAGGATTCCGAGGCTTGGGCAGTTGGCGAAAGAGATGGAATTCCCGTAGGGCCAGATGACATAACCTATCACAACAATTCGAAATGGTGGGCAGAGCAATCTGGTGGCGGTGGAGCAACAAGTCTCTCATCCTTGACCGATGTCAATCTGTCAACTCTGACCGATGGAGAAGTTCTTGAATATGACGGAACAACTCACAAATGGGAAAACAAAGGATTGACCATTCCCGATGATCTGAATGATTTGACGGATGTATCTACATCCTCACCGACAAACGGACAGGGATTGATATACAACACCACATCCGGCAAATGGGAGAATCAGAACATTCCGAGTGGTGGTGCATCAGACCTTGACGATCTGACCGATGTCACGCTGACCACACCGACAAATGGCCAAGTATTACAGTACGATGGTTCTAAATGGATAAATGCGAATGGTGGTAGTGGAGCAACCGACCTGGATGACTTGACCGATGTTACATTAACCTCTCCGAGCAATGGCCAAGTTCTGCAATATGATGGCTCTAAATGGGTGAATGCCAATGGCGGTGGCGGTGGATCATCCACATTGAGCGGATTGACGGATGTATCTGTTGCGAGTTTGGTCGATGGCAACTATTTGAGATATAACGCAACAAGCACGAAATGGGAAAATACATGGAATGACTTTTCAACCGATTCCCTTGCATCGCTTGATGCCTTTGTTCAAGGAACTGCAAACAATGCACAATCTGCCCATTGCTTTGGCACATTCTTCAAAGTCAAGGACATCAACAATGTCTTTGGTCTTGGTGCAAATGAATGGTTACGCGGATATGTAGTTTATCAGAACATCACATCGAATACTTATAACAATATCGGTGGCGCGGGTATCCTTTACAAGAACGCATCTGGTGATCCGTATAAGTTTTATATCGGTGGAGGTGGAACTGGCACATATCCTTGGACAGTAACAGTTACCGCGATGAGCGGTGGAGTCGCATATCTTGACGATCTTGCCGATGTGGCATTGAACTCTGGATTGGCGGGTGGTCAGACACTTAAATATATCTATTTTTCATCATCCAATAAGTATTGGGCGAATGGATGGGATGATTATTATAATAATAGCCTGTCCACACTTTCTGATTTTGTTCAAGGTGTTTTGGGCGATAATCGCACAATGCAGTTATCTGCCCATAACATGAGCAAATTCTTCAAAGTGTATGACACAGGCAATATATTCGGATTTGGTGCAAATACATGGGTACATGGTTTTGTATCCTTGTTATATAACGATATAATCCCGACATTAGCACCAGAAGATATCAATGGCACAGGCATTGTTTACAAAGAAGATGACTCAACACCATACTCATTCTACATTGCCGGAGATGGCAAGACATATGAAGGTGTACCAAATCCCTTCACAATAGATGTTCAGCCTGTTGAACTGAATCTCAAGGGTAAATATGCCGGATTGCATGGCATGACCGAAATCACATCATCCAATGCCGATCTGAATGATTATACAACCGAGGGCAACTATTATAAGAGCGATACCACATTCGGCCTCTCACATTATGTGAATAATTATTCGGATCAGCGCATATTCATGACAGTTAAGAAGATATATGATGGCGGTGATGTAATTATCCAAGATGTTATCGATAGGCGCGGCACGAATTCACCATATCATCGATACAGAATCGGCTCATACACCAATGGAGCATGGGTGTGGGGCAGTTGGTCGATATACGAATCCACATCGGGAGCATCGTCAAAGGCAACTGCCGCGGGTGGATCATTCTCATCTGTTGTGACTTGCCAGACAGGAGACACAACCGCAACCTTTACAGATGCGACATATGACAGTTCATGGACATATGATGTTTATTGCGATGACGGAACAGGCACACCGATCGCAATCAGTTCGATTGTTGTTAACGCATCGAATCAAGTAGTTGTTACATTTGCGAGTGGTTTGACGGCCACAACAAGTGTGAAATTGCATTATTGGTCTTAATTAAAAGGAGGAATATATCATGTTTTATGTGATGAGAGTCAAGTTCTTGAAGGATGGAACAACTAAAAAATCAGAGGTTATGGATTATGAGACCAGAGATCAGGCGGTCGCAAAGTTCCACACCAATCTGGGAACAGATATGGTTGATGAGACCTTAAAGGGTTCAATGTGTACTGTCATCAATTCTCATGGTGGACAGGAATGCAAAGAATATTGGGGGCAGACCGACATCGATCCCGATCCTGTTCCTGTTACCGAAGAAGGTGAATGATATGGCATA